TGCTCGATCGGCTGCCACAGCTAGTGCTGGCGCTGTTATGCAGCCTGCAGATATACCAAGATCAGCCACGCCCGAGGCTATTGAATTCGTTCGTGAGATGGAACGCCTATGCTCAGTGACGCCACATCCGAAGAAGAAGATCGGTAACTCCTCAGCAGGTGATAACCTACAGATATATTCATTTCTAGATAACATCAAGAGTGGAATATACACAATCGGCTACGGTAATACTACGCTCAGCAACGGTGAGAAGGTAACAGCTACTACAACCATGACCCATGGTGAGTGCAAGGCCTTGCTAGCTTGGCATATGACGAATCGCGTAGTATCGGAAGTGCGCCGCAAGGTAAAGGTGCCTATCACGGCCTCGATGTGGACGGCGCTAGTCAGCATGGCATGGCAGCTCGGAAATCATGGACTAACTGGCAATGCTGCGTTCAGCATATTGAACAGGGGCGACTACGAAGGCTTCAGCAAAGCAATATTCAATAGCTATCAGCCACCAGAGTGGGTTAATGTAAAGGATCCAGCGAAGCGTATAGATAGAATGAAGTCGAGTCGCCGTCGTGCAGAATACAATATGTTTATCCGCGATGGGTTTCCAGACCCTAAAGGCGGGGTTATTGCACCCAAGGCACAAGAAGCAGTCCCCGTGGTTGCTGCAGATGGCTCAGTTGATTACTCCAAGAGCCAACCCCAGGCAGCAGCATTTACAGATCCCAACTCAGTCTATCCACGCCTCAGGAATGAGTCTGGTACTAGCCGCTTGGCCAGGGGGACCGACAGTCGCGACTCTGCTGGCGGCAAGCGTACCATAGTGGACCAGAAAGACGCCGCGCTGGTTCATAATGTTCCTGTCGGTGGTGGTGGCGACTGGGATCAACCGCCTATCGCCTACGGCGCCCTGTGGCCGTATAACCATGTTCGTGAAACAGAGAGTGGCCATGTGGTAGAGTTCGATGACACGCCAGGGCGTGAACGAATAGCCGAGTGGCATAGAACTGGGACATATAGAGAGATTGATTCCAATGGAACTCGCGTCAATCGAATCGTGGGCGATACATATGAGATCCAAGAGCGTAATGGCTATCTCCTAATTAAAGGCGATTGTAACATAACCGTCCTGGGTGATTGTAATCTCTATACAGAGAACGACATGAATATCGAAGCTCGTGGAGATCTGAGCATTGCTGCCTCAGGGAACATTGCTATGGCTGCTGGCGGCAATATGGTTCTGGGTGCCAAGGGCACCGTAAACTTGGAAGCTGGTGGCGTTACCTCGATCGAAGGAAGCCAGACCTATATCAACAGCGGCAGGCGTAGTGGCATTAAGTTGCCGAGTGCGCGGAGTGCGGGCAAGGCCGACTTCCCACCTCTGGGGAATTATAACCGCGATGCTGATATTATGACAACCGATGATGACGTTGGTGGTCCTAGTGCGGCTACGCAATCCAAGTATCCCGCGGCGTTCCGACCAGAAGCGCCTCGTGAACAACAAGAGCCGAATGGCCCATTCAAGGCGAAGCCTGCGAAGCCTGTGGAAGAGGCTGCTGCTCCAAAAGGTGGTGGTAATAACCCCGCGGTTATTAAGACCTCACTAACAGGCTCGATATCTCCAGACATGCAGGTATCAAAACACTTTAAGCTAAAGAACTTCACCTGCACCGGGTTCTGTCCTAGCCCTGCGGCTATTACTCCACAGCTAGGCTTGACGCGAGAGCAGATAGTGAATAACTTGCAGTTTACGGCAACCAATTGCTTGGACCCAATCTTCGAGCGCTTCGGCAGATTCAATGTGAATAGCTGGTTCAGAAGCATCGGCAGTAACGCCAAGCTGGGTAGTGATGCCTCCAAGACCAGTCATCACATGTACGGCATGGCTGTGGATATCTCTTGGCCTGAGATTAAGAACGATCTCAATGCTGCCAAGCGTAGGGCTCAGGAGATTATAGATCTGGGCATACCGTTTGATCAGATCCTAATCGAGAAGAAGAATACTTGTTGGATTCATATCTCCGTTAAACCTACTGGAAATAATAGACGCATGGTTAAGGTTATCAGATTATAATACTAGCAACGCCTAGAACCGTCTAGGCTGCGCGATCGCACCACAGGGAATATATGGCTACACAAACGCAAAGAAAACAGTACCGCGACCTAGATGCAGGCTTTAGGTTTAATCCGCTAACGGATGATCTGGGCATACTTCGAGATCATAAGGCTATTGCATTTTCAGTAAAGAACTTAATCCTAACCATGAACGGCGAACGCCCGTTTGATCGCAGCGTCGGTACGCCCGTGAAGCACTTGTTGTTTGAGCTGCACGGGATGATGCTGGAAATAGTCTTGAAGAAGCTTATAGAGGATACGCTCCACCTACATGAGCCTCGAATCACTGTTGTAGATATTAGCGTCAAGCAGAATGAGGATTCACACTCAGTGGCCATAGACATTAAATATATGATAGTCAATACCACAACGCCGTATGAAGTTAGCGTTGTCCTAGAGCGTACCCGATAAGAGCTATCACAGAGCCATCTATATGTCACAACCTACACACACTAATCTAATCGTCGGGATCCAGGATCTGGACTTTGAGGGCATCAAGGCCAACTTAATCCGATTCTTGAAGGACAACAACGACTTCCCAGACGCAGCCTATACTGGCTCTGCATTTAATACGCTGCTGGATGTAATGGCCTATAATACGCATTACCAGATGCTGTATGCCAACTTTACTATGAACGAGGCCTTTCTCGATTCATGCAGTAAGTATACTAGCGCCGTATCGTTGTCGAAGAGCCTAGGCTACGTTCCGTATTCCGTGACTGCAGCGAGGCTTCAGCTATCGCGCATCGAAGCCTCTGCGGCTACATATATCCCGCGTGGGGCGAGGTTCCGTGCTAGCTGGGCTGGCGAGAGCTTTGCCTTTACCACCATGGATGCTATTGGCGTTGCAGTGGAGACACAGCCCGGGCGTTGGTCCAGCCCACCTGCTACGGCTTATTATGGCACATATACTGAGGAGTTGCAGACCTTGCAGCGTCAGGCTCCGGGTGGTCGTGCATATAATACCAAGGCTATCGTAGCCAATAAGACTGCTGATATTAGCACCCTGCGCGTATCGATGTTGAATCAACTCACCGGTCAGTTTGAATCATGGACTAAGAGCGTCGAGTTTACTAGTATCGGCCCTACGGATAAGGCGTACTTCCTCCGACTGCGTGATGACCTACATTATGAGATATCGTTTGGTGATGGAGTTATTGGTAAGTCGCCCGCAGCTGAGGGTATCTACTCAGCGATCAGACTAGAGTACATAACCGTGCCACCGGAGCGTGAGCAGCCCACAGAGCTTCTGCTAAGCAGCATTATACTCACTAGCGGCATGGATCCTGATATCTCCTTTGTAACATATCCCGACCCCGTGACGCCGTTTATTCGTGGCAGTGACAGGGAGTCAATCGAGTCGATTAAGTTTAATGCACCCAAGGCCTATACTGCACAGAACCGAGCGGTCACTAAGAGCGACTACGCTACGCTGGTAACCCAGCAATTCGGCTGGGTAGAGAGTGTGCGAGTTTGGGGCGGGGAAGACAACTCACCGCCACGCTATGGAGCTGTGTTCTTGAGTGTGAAGCCTCGTGGCTCACGCAAGTTTACTACAGCTAACGAGAAGAGTTCGATAGTGTCGTATCTCAAGAACTCCAAGTCCATGCTTACGATCACTCCTATTATTGTCGACCCCAAGTATACGGATGTCATCATTACAAGTAACGTCACGATTGACGGGAGCCGCATTGCAGCTGATAGTCGAACCATAGCGGAAGTGCTGAAACAGACTACAGCCGATTATATCAGCAGCCTATACCTTACTAACGATACGCTTCGTATATCAGAGCTTAGTAGCCGCCTCGATAGCGCAGTCTACGGTGTTATTGGCAATGATACATCGATTACGCTACGACAGGTGCTGCCTGTGATTCTGGGCGTATCTGGTAAGTATGAGCTGCGCATCGACAATCAGATTGCTCATACTAAGGAAGAGGCCGTCTATAGCTCGAAGTTTAAGCTGGCGGGTAGCGATCGCTGGCACTATGTGGCTAGCAATACTGATGGCGGGTTGATCTTAAAACAAATCGATGACACCGGTAAAGTAATAGGCACCTCTACCGTAGGGACTGTCGATCTGGCTAAGGGCATAATTAGCATGGATGCGCTTACTATTACCAAGACAGAATCGAATGACTACACCTGGTCCTGGACCATTACGCCTGCATTCAGGGATATTAGACCAATTCGTGAGATGATTCTTACTTGTGACCCCGCAGACGTTAATATCCGATTCAGCTATGACACGGCTCCTATGAACCAGATCGGAGCGGTGTAACGCATTATGTCTGACAAGAACAGCTACGCCCCTTATATAAGCCGGGAGAGGTTCTCGGAGTTCTTCCGTGAGGAATTCCCCGATCTCCTAGAGTTCGTGCAACAGTACTATGAGTTCTTAGATCAGCGCACGGAAGTTGCCGAGATTCAACGATACTTCGATCTGGATGCTCTCAAGGTCCGCGAGTTTGTGTTCAACACCTCAAGTGGGGCACCGACCGAGGCCGAGCAGATCCTTAGCCAGCGTAAAGCGGTTACACAGCAATTCGATATTATTATCGACAAGTACTTGAAACAGTACGCCGATGGCATACCCGCACTATTCCGCAGCGCCATAACAGTAACCTCTGGCGGGGCTGTGGAGCGCAGCATGGCGTTCCCGGGGTTTGCTGTAGATGGCGAGACCATGGGACTAGAGACTGGGCTTCTAGATAATGCAGTAATGAAGTTCGGGCGAGAACGCATAGTCACCTTCCTGCGCAATGCCACTGCCATATATACTACCAAGGGCACGGAGGATTGCCTAGTCTTTCTATTCCGATTCCTATTCAATACGCTAGTAACCGTTGTCTATCCTAAGGAGCAAATACTCCGAGCCTCCGAATCCACCTGGACCGTAACCAGCCGAATCGATGTAACAGTTATAGGTCCTACACCCGTGGTGGATGATGTCATTCGCTGGCGGCTGACTAGAGAAGATCAATCACTGACTCCGGAGTATCTGATCGTAGTCCGCGCGGTAACCGCCATAGGAACAAACCGTTATATATTAGAGTTCGACTACTCGCCGATTATAGAACTGGATGGCGATAGGCTATCTGGTGGCTATATGATCATCGAACGCCCAATGGGGCAACAACTGTTGTTGACTCCTTCCAAGACGCTGGCTAAGCTGCAAGTCATTACGCCCGGGAAGTTTTGGAGCATTGGCAAGGTATTCGATATCGAATCGATATTGCCTCAGGGCATTAGCACAGAATCGATAGTTACCGGAGTCACTGATCTGACTGGAATCAAGGGGATTAAGATTCTGAACTACGGCAGTGGTCAGATCGGTACTAATGATGTAGTGCTAACACCGCTCAGGGATATATGGTTCTCGGGTCGTAGCGTCTTGGCTATTCAAGAGGATCCGAATACGCCCGGTGGCCGCTGGCTCACGCTTAGTGTAAGTGAGAATGCAGATTGTCAGATCGAAGAGTCCATGGTCATTAACGGTGAATTATCCGGTGGTAATATCTCCTACTACGACTCACTGTATACACGGCCAGTGGTACCGCCTGAGGATGCGCTTCCATATACCTGGGATGCTATTAGCAGCACTGGAACGCTGCGACAGGGTGGGGCTGCTGTACCGAGCTCAGTTAGCTATGAGGACTATATTGCATCGCAGACTATACTACGCCCCGTATATGATTGGGTAGCTAACGATGCTGGGAGATATCAAGACTCTAGCGGACACTTATCCGATAGCTATTCCGTGCTGCAAGACAATTACATGTATCAGGAGTTCAGCTACGTTGTCGAGTCCAATGTCACTGTGCAGACTGCCGTAACCGCTCTGGGGTTTAATCACCCAGCGGGCTTGAAGTACTTCTTTAACTCAGCTCGATATGATGTGGTAGGGCTAGACTCGGAGACTGTTATTGATCGGACTCTGGGCAAGGCGCTGTTCTTTGATTCAGCCAGCCCTGAGGATTCAATCACCAAGGTGGTAACCAAGCCCCTAGTAGATTCTGCTGTGGCGGATGATACCAGCTTCAAGAAGAAGGTAACCAAGCCACTAGTAGATCAGTATGACTCGTCGGTGCTACTTACCAGTACTATGGTTGACTCATACTACGACTTGGCAGCGGAGTATTATGTCGACAATTCATACTACATTAAATATGTCAAAATAGCTACACAGTAATATAGGAATACAACAGATATGAGCAATTCACAAATCAATGAGAACCTGACACTAGACGTTCAGGGTGATGTAACGGTTCGGCTGCTAGATGCTAGTGGCGCGGTCAAGAGCGAATTCACCAAGCGTAACCTCGTCGTTACAACTGGTAAGGAGTATATCGCCAGCCGCATGCACGCAGCAGTCAACGGTGGCATTGGCGATGTTACAGAAATCCGCGTGGGCACGGGAACGACTATTCCTAATGCAACAGATCTGGCATTACAGACTGAAGTAGCCTCCATGGCATTTGCAAGTGCACCTACACGCGCGGGTCGCACGGTTACCTTCCGCAGCGTTTTTCTACCAGGAACGCCTGTCACATCTCCATCGCCTATTACAGAGGCTGGTATCTTCAACGCCACGGGGCTGATGCTCAACCGCGTTGTATTCCCAGTGGTTAATAAGGAAACAAACGACACGCTAGAAATCATCTGGGCTATCACAATCAACTAAGCAAGGAATATCTGAATGGCTAACCCATCAGCTCGATCAAACTTTAACATCGGGATTGTCGACACCCTGATGGACGACATTCAGCGTAAGCGCAATAGTTGGTACTATGTCCTGGGTGGCGTTAATGCTGCAGAGAATACACCTGCAGGGGCGGGGCGCCCGGCAGATCCTAAGAGTAGTGCCGAAGAAAGCTTTGTCCGTGGCGAGCTTGTCTACTATAACAAGGTCAACCCCGGATCGGTTTCACGGACTATAAAGCGTTTCGACTGGGACAAGACTACAGAAATGGCTTATGAGAGCTGGAACGATCGCCTCTCATATGCTGATTATCTCTACTCCGTGCCGTATTACTGTGGTATAATGCGCAGCGAGGACAAGCTCTACGACCTCTATGTCTGTCTGGAATATGGAATCTCACATGTACCGGGAGACTTAAAATCGACATTCAGCGATACTGGACGTCGCAAAGCTGCCGTTCCACCAGCAGGCAGACATAGCCAGCCGATTTACATCGACCCTGGGTTTGTTTATTCCTCAACAACTGGCGCTAAGATTCGAATATATGACCCGCTCGACCACCTGGCTGCGGGCGAGGTAAGAGGTGATGGCTATCGTTGGAAGTTCATAGCCTCTATTCCTGAGATGAAGATGAAGAAATTTGCTGACGGCGCCCATATCCCCGTTAGCCTAGGCACTAGTGACTTGATTGCCCTTAGCGGATCGATCAGCATAGTAAGCGTTAATGATCCAGGAGCTGGCTACGAGGACTCAGTCCGCTGCTGGGCCAGGGTCTCAAGCCCCGCAGTGGATTATCTTACACATGGTGCTGGGTGTTCTGGCGTAGCGGCTACAGCACATATAGCTCAGCTGAGCGTACTGGGCGGATTTGAGCCAGGGTCGATAGTTATCGATAGCGGTGGCGCTGGCTATTTGAATTCAAACCGAGCGGCTAAGATCGTCATTAAGACGGCTGGCGGCACCCTGCCAACAATAGGCTCGGGGGCTGTGCTGGAACCGGTTGTCGTCGGTGGCGTTATAACTGGTATTACAGTAATCGAGCCTGGCGTTGGATATTCACTGTCTGATCGTGTGGAGTTCGAAGTCGGTGGCATTGAGCTAGCCGTTACCATAAGCCAGCACCAGGGGCAACCCAACCCACTAAACGGTGGCACTATTAGCAGCGGGTCACTGGCTCGAGTAGATATCATATCTGGTGGCTGGGGTATAAAGGCTGCGCCTGCTGTGGTGTTGGAGTACACACCGACTGTTGGTGGCACTGTCCCGAGCGGTCTCTATGGTAATGCCTCCGCGGTGCTGCAGGCTGTAGTACAGGCTGGAGAGTTGGTGGATGTTATTATCCTCGACCCAGGTAAAAACTACCCAGTCGATCGCTCTACTTACATCGAGGTTATAGGCGACGGTCAGGGGGCTGAGTTCTCTCCAGTGATTCGAGGCGGGCGCGTTATTGACGTTATCGTTGATAGCCCGGGCGTTGGTTATACGCAGATGAGGCTTCGTGCCTTTACTCGCAATATGACTGCTGCTGGATTTAGGCCTGCTGTGTTCGAGGCTGTAATCAACACGGGGGAGTTCTCAAGCGAGTCCCAAGTCCAATCCCTAATTGAACAGACAGCGGTGCCGGGGGCTCTATACTCGGTCGATTATGCTGGGCGCTATATCGGCAACGATCGCACAGCAGATGTTAGCTATACATTCCGCAGGGGCTCGTTGTACAGTAACCAGGTTAGTGACTTGGAGGTTATTATCACTGGTGATGGTTTTGGCGCGAAGGCGGAAGTGGCTACTGTAGTCGGAGGCAAGGTGGTGGCTATACGCATCACCGATCCAGGACAGGGCTATACTTGGGCCACTGGCGAGGTAGTGGACAACTCGCCTACAGCTAGTGCACATGATACTGTAGCTACTAAATCAATATTCCGATTCATCGTTCCTCCTATCGGTGGGCATGGCTCCAATATCTTGAAAGGTCTCTATAGCAGCGGCGTTGCCCTATACTCTACCTTTATGGGCAACAGTACGCTCAACAGTCTGAATCAGGACTATAACCTAGTTGGCTTGGTCCGATCTCCCAAGGATATTAACGGGCGCGTGATGACGGCGCTCGAGTCCACGGCTATTACCCTACTCAGCGTTGAGGATGGATATTATATCCAAGTCGATGATGTAATGATCAACGCCGAGGACTCGGCTACTGGTAAACCTGCAATCTACTTTAGAGTGGTATCGGTAGATGGCAATCTCGTTCGCGCAGTTATTCTAAACCCCAACTTCATCACGCTGAAGTTCCCAATCCAAGGTGATCTGGTATCTGCAAGTAACCCGGCAATCAGTACTAGGATCTCAGAGGTATTGGCCTACCCAACGGTTGATCGATCATCTGGGGATTTGGTATTCTACAATATCATATCAGCGCCGATAAGCTTCGGTTCAGATATGGGTGTATCGTTCCGTACGTATATCGATCTAGCCTCCTCACAGTGCGTGGCAACGCCAGCACAGGGCACCTACGATGGTAGCTGGTATGAAGGTGGGGCTTGGCAAGCACCTCCACCAATACCAGAGCCGGCCTAAGAATTGATACTGCTGTTAAATAGCACCACACCACCCAATACACATATAAGCAGAACCGATGAAAAAATATCCTATCTCTCCCTACTTCGATGATTATGATGAGGCCAAGGGCTTCCATCAGATTCTGTTCAAGCCGGGAGTTGCCGTACAAGCCCGAGAGCTAACGCAGCTACAGACTATTATACGAGACCAGATCGAGAAGTTCGGAAGCCATGTATTCCGTCACGGCTCGATTGTGATTCCTGGTAATAGCTACTCGAAGATGGATGTGGCTATGGTTCTTATCGAGCCCAGTGATCCTGCCAACACCACACTGCTGCCTTCTATAGGCGTGGGTGATAAAGTATTCAATGCGGCGGGCGTTCAGGCTATGGTTATGGGGATGCGCACCTTTACGGTCGGCGCGGTCACCCGCAACATACTTGCCGTTAGCTATACCGCAGCAGGCACTTCACTTACCACGCAGCTGAATCAGCTCACCTTCGAGAAGGGTGAGGTCCTGACACTGCCAGAACTTGGCTCTACAGTCACAGTCGGCACGGGGGATAATGCTGTCGGTACTTGTGCCATGGCCTTTATCAACAAGGGCGTGTATTATGTAAATGGCAGCTTTGTTAATGTGGAGAAGCAATCCATCATTATCGATCCTGCTTCTGGCGAGAACAACAACTTCTCCCTACCGACTGCTAGTGTATTCCTACGCATCGATGAGTCTATTGTCACAGTTAACGAAGACCAGACCTTACTAGACCCAGCACAGGGGTCGTACAACTATGCTGCCCCGGGGGCTGACCGAGTTCGTATTCTCCTAGTCCTCGACTCGGTTGATACTCGCTCTGCTAATGGTAACTTCAACGCCGATGTGAATCAGATTGAGATTATGAGATTCAAGGCCGGCGTGTTGCTAGAACATGCTAACTCGCCGAAGTATAACGAGTTAGAGAAGGCTATGGCCAAACGGACGCATGACGAGTCTGGTGACTATGTGGTCAGCGGGTTCAATCTCCGAGTAAACGAGGCGCTTAAACTCGCCAACAACGGCGGGTTGTATCTCGAGAACTCGGGCTTTGGTTCTGCTAGTGATCTAGATGCTCAGGTAGCCTACACGCTGTCGACGGGGACCGCTTATGTCCAGGGGTTTGAAGTAGCCACCATCACAGATAGCGTCAGCATAGTACAGAAGCCCCGAGACAAGACTGAATTCAAGAAAATCTCTCGAAGCATCAACTACGGGAACTACGTACTCATCAATGTAACTGCGGCTACTGTAGCTGCGTTTACTACTCTGGCATTTGGCGAGACCATTCAATTCCGCGCAGCAGATAACTCAGTTATCGGTCAGGCTACTTTCGTCGCCGTTGATTACTACACAGGCAGTGGCGCGGGTTCTGCTGGAAGAATAGACAAACTCTACTTCACAGACTTGGCGCTAAACCAAGGTCAGAACCTCGACAACTGTGCAGGCATATATAGAACCTCTGGTGGCACGAAGCTTGCAGAGTTTGTGTATGAGCTGAACATCGACGGCCCGGCGGCTCAAAACGGTAGCTGGACTGCTGGCGCCTTGGCTGCACCTAATGCTCAGCTATCGGTGGTGGGTTACTCAGATACTAAGCAGGCGCTGTTCGTGCGTTCTACGAATGTAGCCTCCGCAATTCCACCTACAGGAACCGTGCTCACTAAGGGCTCGGCTACTGCAACAGTGGTTAAAACCAATCTCATGTTCTCAGACTCTACTGAATCCTTGGTTCATTACCTAGGAATCAATGGCCTGAAGTCCATCAAGAACGAACTCGGCAATACAGACATTGTAACCACTAGCTGGGAACGGCTATCGTTTGCTGCCGGCAGCGGAAGCTCGACCACGGTATCAGCTGGTGGTGTAATCGTTGGCTTGGATGATGGCATCTCTATAATGTATGAGGCAACGGTGGGAGCGGTGCCTGTGTCGTCGTTCGCAATGAATGTGACGGCCACTGGCTTGACTCGTAGCGGATCGACTACTAACGAAGCCTGGGCATATGTCCAAGTTCGCAAGGTCGGGGCTGCTCCTCGTATGAAAACTCTGGTTAAGAACTATACGGGCGCTATGATTACAATACCTGCCAATACGCTGACCCGATCTATAGAACTAAGCAAGTACGATGTTGTCGAGTTACATAGTGTCAAGATTGGTGGCATTGAGCGAATCAACGACTTTAAGCTATTGAGAAACACTACTCAGTTCTCATATGCCAAATCATCAATTGTTCTGCGCCCCGGAATCTCTGCCATCAGCAGCAGTGCTGCAATCCCGGTATTCGTGACATTCTCATACCTAGAACATAGCAGCGGCGCCACATCGAATTACTTCACAGCCGACTCGTATGCTGGAATTCCAGACTACTATATCGAGAAGTTCACATCACCGGGTGGAGTGGAATATTCAATGCGCGATTGTATTGATCTGCGCACAGAGATGGGAATATTCCCTATCGTCTCAGGATCGTCACTATCGACTACTGCAGAGTTCTGGCTGGGTCGATTTGATCTAGTTGTGCTCAATAAGGATGGAGAGCTCTCCGTAATCAACGGCAACGCTGCTATCACACCAAAGCGCCCACCTGCACCGACTGGGGCATATGCTCTATACAATGTCTATCTACCACCGTTTACAAGAACAGTTGATGACATTCGCGTCGAGCGTCTGGCTGTGGATACATTTACCATGGATCGAATTAACGGCATCTCTCGCCGAATCGATAATCTGGAGGAGTTTGCTCTCCTGACCATGGCAGAGTCTCAGACACTACAATCGAGAGTGATCGACGCCAATACTGGGCTAGATAAATTCAAGACTGGGTACCTGATTGAGAACTTCCGGGATCCATTTGTAGTTGCAGATGCCACAGCACTTGGCTTCGGTGTGAGCATATCACCAACGCTAGGGATTTATTGTGGCCTGGATAAGGAAAATATAGACCTCGAGCTATTCATTTCAGATAGTGATGCTGGTGGGGTCAAGTTCGATGCGAACGCTGGCGTGGTTTCATCCAACTATACGGAAGAGGTCTTTGCCAGCAATTCGCTGTCATCTGGCGTTGTAAATATCAACCCATTTAACATTGTCGTGTACAAGGGTGAAATGACGCTTACGCCTAGTCAAGACTTCTGGGCAGAGACGCTCACACTACCAGAGATTACACTACGCCGAACGGGTGTGGCTTGGGACTTCTTGCCAGACACATTCCCACAATCGACACAGGCATTCAATCCTAAGGTCAATGCAACACTTACTAATGGGATCAGATATGACCTCGGGGCAAACAAGCTAGCATACTCTAGTGGACCGAGCCGACTGTCCATCGATACGATTATGGGCTGGGAGACTAAGTCTAAGAGCATGGCCACGATAGCGGACATTACAGCATCTGAACAGTCAGCTATGAACGCTGGCCTGTTTATATATGGTGTGTCTGACATGTCTGCACTGAATGCTAATCAGAAGAGCCTCGGTCAGTTACTTGGTTGGCCAAGCGCGTTTGATCCACCACAGAGAAGACGCAGCTGGTGGCGCTGGTAAGTTTGAGATAAATATGTCTGATCAAGCAATAACGTAAAGAGAACTATGGCACGATATTCCGTTTCACAATCAACATCATCAAACTCGGTAGACACACTGGTCGGATCTCAGCCACTGATGTACGCTCGAGCGTGCCGAATTCGAGTTACAGGCTCTGGCTTCAAGCCCTTTGCCAATTGCAATGTTTTCGTCGAGGGTGTGAAATATAACCACCGAATTCAAGGCAAGAGTTGGACCCCTGGGGTTACTGCACCACTGCCAACTGGCGCAAAATTCCAAGCCAGCTCTAATGGTCGAGTAGAGTTCTATGTCGACCTTGAAGGCGGGAAATTCAAGACAGGTGAGATTAAGATCATCGTAACTGATGTCGAAACATACGCAGAGTCAGAATCTCCGGTCGCGTCTAAGCTAACCGCATCATTCTTCTCCGAGGGGACTCTGCAAGTATTCCAGCGCACTACTAGTGAGCTGGCTGTTACTCGCATATCACAACCATGGGATCCAGTCGGTCAGGGGTTCTTTACATTCGGTACTGGTGGACCAATCTACGTATCAAGTATCGATTTATACTTTGCAACCGCAGATGCAGACATCCCCGTACAGCTACAGATTCGAAAAATTGTTGGAGGATATCCAGACATTGAATATGTAGACGCGGACGCTGTGGTTGATGTGGCTGGTCGTGACGTACACTGTACTGGAGAGGATGAAGGCGCTCCGTGGGGACCGTTCGGGCGTCCGACAAACTTCAAGTTCAAGACTCCTATCCTATTAGAAGCTGATCAGCAGTACTGCTTTGTGGTCCAGTCCAACAGCAATGCATATAACCTCTATACAGCAAAGATGGGTGAAGAATCACTAGAAACTAAAAAAGTAATCTTCGAGCAGCCATATTCTGGCACGATGTTCAAGTCACAGAATAACTTTACCTGGGTGGTTAGCCAGGGTGAGACCTTGAAGTTCAGGATCAACAAGGCTGTGTTCGACACTGCATCACCTGCTAAGTTTGTTCTCGGGGGAAATACTCCAACCCGAATGATAGCTGGTACCAGACTTTTTACCAAGGCGGATTCGAACAAGATCATATTCAAAGGCTTTGAGCAACATGGATACACGGGCACGGGTATTGAGAAGGTAAGCATTCGTCCTGCTGCGCTAGCAAACGCTGTCGCGACAGATGGCAACTTTAACGGATTCACTCTAGCAAACCTTGCTGGAGATTTACAAGTCTCTCGCGTTATCGATAACTACACATTTGAGTTTGTCTCAGCTGGTGGTCTGGCTACAGCAGACGGTCCAATAACAAATGCTGGAATGATTACTAACGTACAGATAGTAGATCTGGCAGATGACTCTCCATCACCTACTGACATTACATTCGCAACTCCGCCAGGGGCTGGATCAGTAGCTGCGCAGG